GATGCCGATGGGGATAGTCGGGTTCGCCTCACGCAATGCGCGGCACACCGCAGCCAGGTTGCCAGAATCGATCGCCACGGCAACGGGCATCTCCAGCGCCATCCACACACTGGCCGCTGTCGCGTAGCCCTCGGCCACGAACAGCCCGCACTCCTCGACCAGCGAGCCGATCAAGTGAAAGCAACCCGCCTTGCGCCCGTACCGAGGGAACAGCTTCGTGCCCTGCTCGTTGATCGCCTGCAGGCTCCACAGCTTGCCCGCCGCATCGCGCAGCGGCACCGCAATGGTCCCGACCTTAAACATCAGAAAGCTAATGGAGTCCGGGCGCGGCTTCGGCAGGCTGGCGAAGAACTCGCGCACCTCGCTGCCCACCCACACATCGCAGCGCTGCCGCGCATCATCGATGGCCAGCACAACCGTGTAATGGAAAAAGCCAACGCCAAAGGCCCCCACCTGCTTGCGCGCGAGGTAGGGGCTGTCGCCCTGGGGCTTGCAGTGCTTCGTCCAGATCAGCTCGCAAGCCTTCGCGACGGCCTCGCGCATCACCGCCAGCCGCGCCTCGTCCGCCTCGATCTCAGCCTGCCGCGCCGCCCGGCGCTTTTCGGCCTCAGCATTCAACTGGCGCTTTTCCTCGGCCGTCATTGGCTCGCGCCGCGGGCTCCAGCCCTTATCGCGCGCCAGCTTGATCACCGTGCCCATGCCCGTGCCCGCCTTGCGGAACGAGCGCCACACCGTCTGCGCATCGGCGGCCTTGTAGCCCTCCCCCGTTGCGCTCCAGGTATCCCAGGCATCGAAACCGTTATTGCCGAACTCCGCCTTGATGCCCATACCCACCAGCAACCAGGTGTCGCGATCATCGGCGGGGATGTACTGCAGCAGCTCGGGGAGATCGGCCAGGGTCAGAGGTACGCGCTCAACCACGCCGCACCCCCGCACTCATCTTGTCCGCGAACGCCTGGCAGTCGAAGCACATCCGGCAACCCTTCACCGCATCACGGCGGGCCTGCGGAATCTCCACGCCGCACTCCTCGCACTCGGCCAGGCTCACGCCCTCGTAACGCACACGGGCGGCAATCGCCGCCTCCCGTTCGTCCATCTCGCGCTGTTGCGCCATCTCGAACGCCCGCTCATCCATGGCGATGCTCCTCCATGGCCTGCTCCGCCCCGGCCACGATGCCGAGAATCTCGCTGATCATCCGGTTCGCATGGCCGCGCAGGGTCTCGACTTCGTGCGGCTCCCACACGTTGTCCGCTGCGCCGTCGTGCAGGCTGCCGACGAACTCGCCTTCGGCCTGCAGCAGCTTGCCCAGCGCCTTCAGCGCATCGCGCGTCGCCGGTACCGGCGTCGGCCGGAAGCTCACCACCCCATACACCTGCTCGAACCACGCCAGCACGGCCGGGCCCTGCACGAGCGCAATCACGCGCTCCACATCGTCCGCATGCAGGTGGTGGTCAGGGTAGGAACAGGAAAGGCGCTTCTGAAACGGGCCATACGGCTCTTCCAGAATGGCGCAAACGGCCTTGTGGCCCCCACGGATCGCCTCACGGGCGTCCTTATCGATAGCCGCTTCCAGAGTGGTAAGCGGCCCGTGCTCAAGCGTAGTCGCGCGCATTGGTAGTAAACCCCGCTGGCTACCATAGCCATAGGCCAGGCTTGCGCCCTATCCTATGGCCACAGCAGCAAAAACCCCGGTGATATACGTGCTGTGTCCCACCGGGGAGGCTGTTGAGGGAGTCAGGGGTGGTACCCGTCTCCCGGACCGCTGGGTCAAGGCCGCTTTACTTTGGTGAGTGGGCGCCTTGATTCCAGCCTCTACATCCACCTGCCGCCGCGGCGTCAGGTTTGTTGCTCTTGGCCCTGGGCCTGTGCCGGCTCCGGTCTGCTGGTGAGGCTCCCGGAGCCGGCCCCCGCCGCCTGAATCCTTGTGCTGTATCCCGGCGGGGTGTGCCTTGGTGAGTAGTCAGGCTGCTGATTTGCGAGGAGCTTCCGACTCGCGCAGCGAGGAATCCGAACCGCCAACCTTCTGTGCGTAGAGCGATTCGATTGCCTTGCCTGTGGTGTAGCGAACATCGGAGCCATTCAGCGCCCGGTGGATCGTAGGCTGAGTGGCGCCCACCGCCTCGGCGATGGAGCCTTGGGTGTAACCCGCCTCAAGCAGCCCTTCGATCATGTTCTTGATGGTCATCGCTCAATCCTATGCGTATTCGCATTGAAATCGATAATACGCGGACGTATTGAGCGAATCAATACACTCGGCAATACGTTTTTGAATTGGAAACAGCCATGCATATAGGCAAGCGACTTGCCGCGAAGCTGGAAGAGCTTGGCTGGTCGGAAGGCGAGCTGAAACGCCGTTCCGGCGTATCGCAGCCGACCATCCATAGAATTATTACTGGTGAGTCTCAAGACCCTCGCCAGAGCAACGTCGAGAAGATCGCCCGGGCGCTCGGCGTAAACGCTCACTGGCTGCGGCATGGCGGCCCGAACGCCACAGGCACGAAGGAAGGCCCGGCGTCCTACGCTATTGATATGGAGCCGGGCCCGGAAATCGTTACCCCTTATCGTCCGATCAAGATCGTCGGCACCGCACAGCTGGGTAACGAGGGCTACTGGTATGCACTGGACGGAGGTGATGGCGTGGTTGACGTGCCCTCTCGGGACCCGGATGCCTACGCATTGCGTCTGCGTGGCGACTCGATGGCACCGGCGATTCGCTCCGGGTGGATCGCTGTCTGCGAACCTAACCACTCATGGGTACCAGGTGAATACGTGCTGATCTGCCTCACCAGCGGAGAAAGCATGGTCAAGGAACTGCTCTACGCCAACGACACGGAAGTCAGCGTCATGTCCGTCAACGACGCCTTCGGCCGCCGCACCATCCCCGTCGAGCAGATCGAAACCATCCACTACGTCGGCGCCATCCTGCCGCCGAGCAAGGTCAGGGTTTGACCGAACGGATATCAGCAATGGATGAGGAACGGTCCAGCGGCTTTTTGAAAGCAACACAGTTACGCTGAAAGGACTTCAAATGGCAGCCAGGCGAAGAGTTCCACAGAGGGGCTGCGGGACATACTGTCGTTGCGAGGCAAGCTGAGCGAAGCATGGGCGCCATCACGTCTAGAGTACGTAAGCGTTTTATCTGCTGAAATGCTTTCAATGAGTTTCGTTGTGATCTAGCTTTGAGCTACAAGTCTTTGCTCTAGCCGCCCTCATGCGTGAAGCATAGAATCGCCGCCCATGAAAAAGCCCAACACCTACACGCTAAGGATTCTCGGCTCAGCGCCAGATAAGCTCCCGCTTGATCGGCTAGCCTTGTATCTCGCTGAGCTGGCGAAACTCATGGGCGAAAATAAGCACATCCATTTTGACAGGCTTTCACGCGGAAGCGCGGCCCTAAAGGTTTGGGCTGAGCCAGAAGCGGCCCCGGATGTGGCGAAAAGAGTCACGCTTAGCGTAAAGAAAAGCAGCAACGCTCCTAAAGATGCACTGCGTGCACTGGATCGCATCAACGAGCTGCTTGTCGAAGATGGCAAGAAGGCCGAACTGAAAAATCCAGACGGCGCTGTCATCTATCCCTTCCCCGGCGGAAGGAAGGTCAAACCCATGAAAGAGCTCCAGATAGACGAGGATTGCACCGTCTCCGGCCAGATCATAAAGATCGGAGGAAAAGACGAAACAATCCCTCTGTTGCTGAGGGATTCGGATGGCATCGAGTACCACTGCACGGTGAAAGGCTCTGAACTCGCTCGTGAGATCTCAAGTTATTACCTTCGAGACCCGATCGAAGTGTCGGGCAAGGGAAAGTGGCGGCGAACTCAGGATGGCACATGGGTGCTAGAGCAACTCATGGTCAAGTCATGGGCTCCACTTTCAACGGACTGGGACACCGCTTTCGAAGCCATGTCGCGCCTCGCGGGCGGCTGGCGGGATGTGCCGGATATCGATGAGCGCTGTGCGAGCATTCGGAAGGGGCATTAATTGGTAATTTGGGATACCAACATCCTCGCCAGGTATTTTGGCGGCAGGTTGAATAAGGACGAACAGCTGCGGATGGATGGCCTGGTCGCCGTGATGCGCAGCAAACGCGAGCCGATAGGAATTCCTGCCCAAGTTTGGGCAGAGTTCTTGGATGCGGCATCGGAGGATGAGATGTCCGCAAGCCAAGCGCTGATGAAAACGAGCGCGTTTCGGTTCTTGCCGTACGACATGCGTGCTGCCGTAGAAACGGTTGATGTTGCTCGTGCTGGCAGAGTGGCTCGAAAAGCAATGAAGGGAAAGCTGCGTGATCGTCAGGCCGTAAAAGTCGATTGGCAAATAATTGCGGTTGCCAAGGTTCATCGCGCACGCCTTCTCCTGACAAACGACGGTGATATGCAAACCGAGGCGAGCCGCTCTGGTATTGCGTGCTGCTCTATCGACGACCTTGAGATCCCCGATGCGCTGCGACAGCACGCTCTTGAGTATGACGACGTTCCCGTCGAATAAGCTCTATGCTGTGAGCGCGACTAGCGGTATCTAAGGCGCGGGCTCGGATGACCTTCGGGACAATCAGGCGGACCGCGACCTAGGACCCACGGATGAGACGCATGCTACAGGGCCCCGCCTCGGCGGGGCTTTTTGCGTCGGCTGCGCCACCAACCCTCGTCTGCTCGCTTTCTTTACATGTGGCGCCACGCCACCACGCCAAACCGTTGCCCGACCTACCCACCGCAACTACTGTGCATGTGCACAGCAGTCAGGAGGATTCTCATGCAAGGGGCAACATCGTTCACTCATCCATCGCAGCTCTCGACCTATAACCGGCTAGTGCGCCGGGTGAAGCGCACCATCACTACACCGCGCGCCCAGCGCGAATGCCAAGCCAACATAGCCCCGCAGCAGGATGACCGGCCCGAAGACTGGGAGCGCCTGCTGGATGAAATCCAGCAAACGGACGGCGTCGCCATGACCAAGCGTCCAGATGGCAGCGTTCACGTCCGCTGGCGCTCTGCTGCGCGCTACCCCGAATCGTCGGCATTGTAACAACGGAAGTTCGCTCACCTATCCAATGCGCTTATTCGTTTACGCATTGACACGATCAATACGCTGACGTATTGTTCTCGCGTACCCACTCACCACGGGATCGCGACAATGGACACAGCACAGCACAGCAGCACCCGCTGCCCGGTCTACTTGCACCCGGCAGCGGCATCCAACCCCTCCACCGTTGCAAGCATCCAGCGCGCCACCGGCCAGCTGATCGTGCTCACCGGCGGCCGCCCGCAACTCAAGCAGCACCGCCCCTCCTTCGAGAGCTTCGGCCCGTTCGGAGGCGACTGCGCATGAGCACCTTCTCCCTCACCAAAGGCAGCGCCGCCGCCCTCGGCATGCTCACCAGCCAGGCCGGCAGCGAAACCCTGCTGCTCACCCAGCCCGCCCGCGAGCTGCGCGCCGAGCTCAGCATCGAGCCCTTCACCGGCGACAATGGCGATCAGCTGCAGGCCGTGCTGTTCATGCGCGAGCAGCGCCACAGCATGACCCTCCAGCGCAACGACGGCGCGAACGTCCAGCACCTGGCTGACTGGGTCGAGGCCGTCGCCAACGGCACGCTGGATACTGCGCAGGCGATTCCCCAGCGCCAACCCGTGCTGCTGCCCTGCTGCCGGTGCGAAGGCGTGGCAATCGCTTATAGCTACCTGGCCCCGGCGCCGGCCCAGCATGACCTCCACGGGGTGAAATGCCGCCACCGGGACTGCCAATCGCTGGAAGGGGCTGCCACCGCTGCAGCCGCCGCCGACGCCTGGAACGCCATTCAGCGAGAAGAGCTGGCCGAGGCAGCAGAGCCAGCCCCGGCGCAGGATGAACAATACCCGCCATGCGACTACTGTGGAGTGATTCCCGATCATCACCCCTGGCATGGCAGCGGGATGTTCAACGGCGAGGACAGCCCGCATATCCATGCGTGCAACGACTGCCGTCATCTGCTGCCAGCCAGCCCCGCGCAGGCCGAGCAGCAGCCTTTCGCTTACGCAGACCCAAGCGACCTGAACCGCATGGAGAAGCACGGGCATGCTTGCATGACCGTATGGCGCGACAAGCAGCACTGCGTATCTGAGCCGCTGTTCCTACGCTCCGCCCCCTTCGCGAAGACAATCCCAGATGGATGGCAATTGGTGCCGATGGAGCCGACGCAGGCCATGCGCGAAGCGTTCCACGCGGCGACCGAGCGCTACGAGGACGGCTATGGCGAGAGCCCGGATAGTCAGTGGCACGCCATGCTCCGCGCCGCCCTGGCCACCAGCCCCACAGCCTGAGGCCGCCACCAGGAACCGCACCCTCGACCAGGCTGC